TGCGAGAGAGGAAGGTGGCATGACAAAACTTCAAATGGCGATGTTCCCGCCCAAATCCGATTGGGTGCCCCCAGTGGAGCTACCCGACATCTTTGACGCTGACGAAATAGCCATAGACGTTGAAACACGCGACCCGAACCTCAAGCAGAAAGGGCCGGGCTGGCCAACGAAGGATGGCGAGGTGGTGGGCTATGCAATAGCGGTAGGCGGCTGGAAATGCTATGTCCCTGTGGGCCATGCAGGCGGCGGCAACCTAGACAAGCGTATTGTCAGCAAATGGCTCAAGAAAGTTTTCGAGTGCCCTGCCGACAAGATCATGCACAACGCCCAGTACGATCTCGGCTGGCTACGTGCAGAGGGCTTCGAGGTCAAAGGCCGCGTGATCGATACCATGATCACCGCCAGCTTGATTGACGAAAACCGCTTCAGCTACAGCCTGAATGCCCTATGTTACGACTACCTCGGCAAGACGAAGTCTGAGAAGACACTGGTAGAAGCCGCAAAGGAGTTTGGCGTGGACCCCAAGGGCGAGATGTGGAAGCTTCCCGCCATGTATGTAGGGCCTTATGCAGAGACAGACGCAGAGATTACGCTGGAGCTATGGAATCACTTCAAAACCCTGCTGAACCGTGAAGACCTGTGGGACGTGTGGAATTTAGAGATTCGCCTGCTCCCGCATCTTGTCGAGATGACTAAGCGCGGCATACGGGTAGACTTGGACCGCGCTGAACGGACCAAGCAAGTGTTGATCAAGCAAGAGAAAGAAGCTCTCAAGCAAATCAAGGCGCTGGCAGGCACGGATGTAGAAATCTGGGCGGCGCAATCTATCGCCAAAGCTTTTGACAAACTGAGCATCCCTTACCCCAGTACAGAGAAAGGGTCACCTAGCTTTACCAAATCGTTCCTGTCGGAACATAACCACGACCTCGCCAAGTGGATCGTCAAAGCCCGCAACCTCAACAAGACCAGCGGCTCGTTTATCGATGGCATCCTAAAATACGTACACAACGGCAGGATACACAGCCACATCAACCAGCTACGGTCTGATGACGGGGGCACCGTGTCAGGCCGCATCTCCATGAACTCGCCCAACCTGCAACAGATACCGGCCCGCGACCCAGAGCTAGGCCCTATGATCCGCTCGTTGTTTCTACCAGAAGAAGGCCAGCAGTGGGCGGCTATCGACTTTTCGCAACAAGAGCCGCGAATCTTGGTGCACTTCGCCAAAAACTACGGCGATTACAAGGGTATGCCGTTAGAGGGCGTCGAGGCTTTTGTGGACGCATACCGTAACGACCCCAACATGGACTTTCACACCATGGTTAGCGAGATGGCTCGCATCCCCCGCAAGCAAGCTAAAGTCATCAACCTCGGAATGATGTATGGGATGGGTGTCAATAAATTGTCAGATCAACTGGATGTCAGCGTGGACGAAGCCAAAGCCCTGACTCAGCAATATCACAAGCGCGTCCCCTTCGTGAAAGGATTGATGAAAGGCGTACAGAAGAAACTGGAGGACCCGCGGTCATCCGGTAGTGTGCGGTCCCTGCGCGGTAGAAAATGTCGCTTCGACCTCTGGGAGCCTGACGCGTTTGAAATGCACAAAGCCCTGCCTCGAGAAGAAGCCATCGCGGCTCACGGACCAACGACCAGACTACGGCGGGCTTACACCTACAAAGCCCTGAACCGCTTGATCCAAGCGTCTGCCGCGGACATGACCAAGCAGGCCATGGTAGACGTGTGTGAAGCAGGGCACGTTCCCATGCTCCAAGTGCATGACGAACTGGCCTTCTCAGTCGAAAGCGAGGACCACGCTCGAGAGCTTGCCGACATCATGCAAAACGCCGTGCCGCTACAGGTTCCCAACAAATGTGACGTGGATTACGGGCCAAGCTGGGGCGAGGGTCAAGAGCTTGATTAATCTTATAACTATGCGTAGAATCGTATAGCATGGAACTTTACTGCTATCGCGCCGAAGTGCTACGCGTCATTGACGGGGACAGCCTGTCTTTAAACGTCCAGTTGGGATTTGACGTGTCCCTCAAAATGAGCGTCCGCCTATACGGCATCGATACTGCGGAAACGCGCAGGGTGAGCGGGGGCACTGAGGACCTCAAAGCACTGGGCCGGTTTGCCAAACAATTTGTGAACAATCTGTTGCCTGTTGGCACAGAGGTGACCATCAGGACCACATTAGATTCCAAAGGCAAATTTGGCAGGGTGTTGGCCACCGTCATGATTGACGGCGACGAAGACTCGTTAAACGATTTCATGGTAGCGCAACGACTAGCTATCCCGTACTACGGACAGAACAAGAAACTCACCCTCGAGCAACACAAAATGTGTGTAGCTCACCACAGAAAACTTGGTAATATCTAGGAGAATCAAATGGATACAACCAAATGGAAATCCACTTTGTTACCTCGAGACGTGTACGAGGAAGTGGTGGTCATTGCCCGCGTCGAAGGCCGCACAATTAGCGGACAACTGCGCTACATCATTGAGCAATGGAAGATGCAGAATCTGTCCAATCGTGATCAGGAGTATATCTCTGAGCAGGTAGACACGTTCAAGAAAGAGAACGATGCCCCTCTGAGTTCAAAGAGCTTCAGTATATGACCATCCAGCAAGAGTTCGACAAAGCTTTGAAAAAGTTTGAAGAGGACTTTGCAAAGGGTACAGTGTCCAAGGATCAGTTCGATAAGCTGGAAGTCTGGCAACAGTTGCTCCAAGCTAAAAGCGAAGCGGAGCGAGAGCACGATGCGAAAGATGTTAATAACCCAAGAAGAAATTGAAGACGTGCTGATTTCCATACAAGCCGGACAGCAAACCGCTAATCGGCTCAAACAGCCTGTAGCTATCCAAAAAGATCTGTCCATCACGCCCTTGTCAGAGGCGACCATGGAGGTTCTTGAAATTATCCGACCTGAGTGATAGGTTGGCCGTCTACGGTGATTCTCATGGGACACCGTAGGACTCCTAAGAGCTATTAGGGATTAACCATAGTTTTCTCCAAAGTGACTGCGAAATGATGATCCCGACCCGGCCCCAGAGCCGGGTTTTTTTTGCGCGGCGTCTGCATATATGTTAGTTTATGGGAACCATCGTACACCGATATAGGAGAACGTGATGGCTAAAAAGCGAGCGAGAACAGAGAGCGGGCGGTTTGTGGCAGATGACCCGAACACGCCAGAGAACGAAGCATGGGTCACAGTGAGCGGCGTCGAAGCGTCAGGGACCACGGACAACGAAGCAGAGCCCGACAAATTTAAGCCGATGACATGGAAAGAGTACGCCATCCTTGGTGGTATCCTTTTGATCATGGCATTAGTAGGCATAACGGGATGAGCGAAACCAGAATTATTATAGACGTTTCAGCTTTACACCCTGACCACTACCCTTGGATAAAGAAGATGCTGAAAAACTCGAAGCTAAAACGAGCGAAAGTTTATGTCATTGATTTGATTGACGGTCTGTCTATCACGCTAAATATTTTATTTGGCGGAAACCCTGCCGAAACAATATCCAGCCGCGCCTTCAGAACCACTGAAAGTTGTTTTTGGAGAATCGTCCGTAGAATCCTCGACACGCTATTGACGCCGCGGGCAGACAATCATTGCTGTAAGTCTTACAATCGTTGCCTCGAGAGGTCCAAAGCCTTGCTAGGCAACAGGTTTAGATGAGCGATAAAAAGTTAGTGACCACTAACCAACGTCGAGAGATTGCCCAATTGTTGGAAGACGATCAGGCTTTCCTCGACTTTGTTCTTAATGAAACCACAAACGATTCATGGCTCGGGGATGAAACCTGCCAAAGCATGATGAAAATTCTGTCCGCCGAAAGCGAGCAGGAGTTCTTTGCAGGGCTATGCCACATGGGCTTTGAAATCTACACCGACTATCTCCTCGAGAAGCATCAGGACTATCTGAACTCGGCCCACGGGTCCATGCTCCACTGATGCAACCCTGTCCGGAAGATTACGTCCGGTGCTACACGCCCGAAGAATGGGACGACCTCCAGTTCCTCCTCGAAGAAAACGACATAGCCTATGACATGGGTCCGATGGGCGACGTAGAGTCCGCCATCCACTTCACGTGGGAGCTTCTGTTCCTGTCTCCATGGGAACTGGCTTACATCTCCATACCAATGACCGTCATAGCCTTCTACGTGCTGACCATCTATAGCGCCTTCAAATACATCCAACGCAAGTTTCGATAGAAAACCAAAACGCAACCCTTTCTGTTTTTCTATCATTTGACTATGAGAGTAATCCTCTGTAAGGTGCGAATGGGCTCTCGCACCTCTTTTGGGTAGGACAAGGTTTGGGCTAGATAGTAAGCCTCGTCCCAGTGGGTTTATTCATTGTCCCACGCCCAGCCGGTCTTGGCTGTGGTCGGTTGCAACACTTAGTCTGTGCGTTTTTTGTTGTTGGTGGTAGCTATGAAAAACGTATTAATGCGAGGCGAGGGTCATAGACATAAGTTACTCGTAAAGACTAGGGCACAGCTTTTCCACCATTTGACGTATAAGAGTAAAGCGTGGTAAAATGTTTTATGGCTACTAGGAGAAAGCTATGAAACTGACTTATCGAAAAGCCCTCAACAGGGGCTGGGAACCCGTGCTATACCACACGGATAACGGAACACGGGCCGCCGCCATTATGAAGCGGGGCCGCAAGTGGATGGAGATTATGTGGGCAGACGGGTCCAAGAAACGTGTGCAACTTGCCGAAGAACGATACATGCGCCCCATGACCAGTAAGCGAGGATAAAACAATGGAAGCTACCGTACTGCTCAAAGTCCTTGAAGAAACCGACAGGTGTACCCTGTCATTTGACATGGATGATTTTAAGTTTCTGGCGCATACCAGCATGGCCGCTTTTTTCTGGGAGCAAGAGGGTCGTTTTGAAGTCCTGCGGTCCTCCGAAGGTGAGGTAACTCACGACGCAAAAATACCCCAAGGAGGTAAAGATGGCTGGTACATGTACTGGGTAGGTAATGGCAGTGGAGGGGGCGAGGCAGATGCTCTACTTGCTTGGAAAATCCTACTCAGCCAAGGTTATGACGGTTACCTCTTATGGGATTGTGCCGAAGACGGAATACGTGACGGATGTCATGTGATCCTGACCGAATATGCCGCTTATGAGTGATTTTAAAAAAGATCGTCATTTCCTTACTGATGGAATGTGGGCTGGAGATAAATGGATACCGCGCCCCCAAAAGTATCGTCCGTTAAAACGCCGTAAGCCACAGGTACTTAAACTTCAAGATAAATATGTCGATGAACTGGTTCGCCTCAACAACGAATGCACCTACGACTACGATACCCCCTGTCTGGAAAACTTTGAGCCCAGTAGAGACTTGATCTACAGCTACGGGGAACTGGTGGACTGCAACGATCCACGTAAATACGACAACCATGGGCGGCCTCGGTTTGAAGATGATGGTCTGAGGAAAAAACGGACAACGGGCCGTCCACATAAAAGAAAATACAAACGACCCGAAGAATTGAACATCAGGCCGCGTATGCCCGAGCAGGGGCGGTGGATCAGGCGGAAAGAAGATGACGCCACGGAACACGGGCCACGGGGCCTCGAGGCGGGCGTTATCAGGGCCACCAAAGAAAAGAGTCTGGAGCAGGTGCGCGAAGAACGGCTCTTGCTTCACAAGTCAGCGTCCGCGGCACAGAAGCGTTGGAAGGAGCGACGGCTAAAGCAGAGGATGATAGTCAGAGAGATCAAGCGGCTGGTGGACGAAAATGAAATAGCCGAAGCTCGGAAATACTACGAACTCTTAAAACGCCTTTTTATATAGTGTTTCCCCAGAGAAATAAAAAAATAAAAAATAAAATTGAAAAATGGCGGTACAGCCGGTACGGCGGTACGGTGGCCTTGGAGCCCGCATAAAAGCTCACTTTTGGCTGTACCGGACCCGTACCGCTGTCTACACCACTGTGATTTTTAGAGCTTAATCAAGCTTATTTCATATAGGGCTCTGAGTTTTGAAAAAAATATTTTTGTTTTTCTGTAGAAACACTATATAGATCGGGCTTTTTAAGCTAGGTTATCGCAACTTACTCGGATACGGAGGCCCCATGGCCAAGAACAGATACGCCAATGTTTTAGATACCAAGGCGGCGGCATTGCCCGAGGCAAAGCGCCAGCAGACGAACCGACCCCCTTTGGCAGAGAAGCGTTTGACCCGCAGGCAGGAACTGTTTGTACGTGAGCTTGTAGCAAAGGACGGGCAGATCACCATGCGGGAAGCGGCCATCAATGCTGGCTACCCTGAGAAGTCTGCTCATGTCCGCGCTTCTGAGCTAACCAATCCCCGCATCTCCCCCCATGTGTGCAGAGCCATTCGAGAGTATCGGCAGGAGCTTGATCAGAAGTACGGCGTGGAATACCAGCGCCACCTAAGAGATCTGCAAATCATCCGAGATGCCGCCCTCGAGCAAGGCGCGTTCAGTGCGGCAGTGCAGGCTGAGTACCGCAGGGGTCAGGCGCAGGGTGACATCTACGTTAACAAAACAGAGATTCGTCACGGCACGATTGAGCAGATGAGCAAAGAAGAAGTCATGAAAGCTTTGAACGAACTGAAGCAGACCTACGCCCCTTTGACCCATGACGCGGGGGCAGAGGACGCTGGTAATCGAAAACGCGCTCGAGAGCGTTTAACGGAGGAAACAGATGGACATACTGGACGGGAAGCCGAAGACGAAGAAACAGAGGGAGGCGAGCTTCTGGCAGTCTCTGAAGAAAGCGATGAGGGACAACTTCCCTGATTGGTCAGCCACCCGCTTAGAATCCAGAGCCACCTTGGGTGTGCCAGATGTTCTGATCATGGATAGTCAGGGCGATTGGCACATGGTTGAACTGAAGACCACGGCAAACATGAGCGTGAAGATGTCTCCCCACCAAGTCGCCTTCCTGACCCAACACGCCAAGGGCAGTGTCTGGATAGCCGTCAAGCTGACCAGTGCCACAGGACATGAGGTGTTCCTTTATCGAGGCAACCGAGCAGTGGACGTATGGCAGGACGGATTGCGGGCTACACCGGATAAGCACTTCAGTTCACCGGTTTCTTACAGGGAGGTCCTCACAAGTATTGCAAGTATGCGCTGACCCGCATATAGTGGCGGTGGGCAATGTTGCCCGCTATTTGGAGAAAACAATGCAAACGGAAGAAAAGGTTTATTTAATGCAAGAGGGCAAGGAAGTCTTTTTTTGTCAGACAGAAGACCCCGAAGAAACAGCCATGATGTACAACGCCGTTGTCTTGCGGGAGGCTACTGCCGAAGAGTACGAGCGCCGACGCGGGGAGGATGAGGCATGAAAGCAAAAGACATAGAACGCGCCATTGATATGCTAAGGGCGTATGCCACTGACTTGCAGTACTGGAAGGATTGTGGCCCCGACTATTGGATGTCGTGCACGTGTGGCACACCTGCTCCAATCTTAAACGAGAGTGGTCTGGAATCTCACGCTGAGTCTTTCGATAAGGCAGAGTCCTTTATGAAGGATTACATTACTGACGTTCAACAGGCGATCGATGACCTGACCCAATTGAAGGAAACGCAGTCAGGTGAATTGGATAAAACAGTGGAGACACATCTCGGACCTAGATGCTATGACGATATTTATTGGATCTACGCTCGAGAAGAAGATGGCGGTTGGAAAGAGGTTTACCAAAGTAGTCTTGCTGATGGGCGGGAGCATTGCATGGCGGAATACGCTAGGCGCATAACTGAAAACCCTGATGTTGATTTAATGGTTTATCGCACAACCGAGCAGTGCTTTGCTCAACATTCAATTTATTACCCAAGGGGGCAGGCATGAGAGCAGAATTGCTGACAAAAACGAACGAAGAATTGCTGACAAAAATGTTTCGGTGTCTGCTACAGAACATCAAAAATCTGAGCGGCAATGAATATGCCTATGATGATGAAGTGGGCGACAGCGTATCTTTGAAGGACTGTGAAGCTATGCTTTTACGTTTGGAGGATAAGTCATGAGCGCATGGTGGGAATGTGAGGAGTGCGGGTGCGAGTGGTCTGCCGCTTGCGGCGACGATGAAGTTCCTGAGATTTGTGACTGTGGTGGGAAAGTTTCTGAAAACGCTTTGGAGGATAAGTCATGAGCCTGATCACATTGTGGACTGTCGAGTCTGGAGAGAAGTGCCGGTGGTTTGTTACAGAGAAAGCCGCGAGGCTCTATGCCCATGACATCTGGCAGAAGGAAGATGATGGTGTTCCTTTCGTCAGTCACAAGGTTATCTGGGACGATCTCGAGTTGTGTGAGATTCTGAATCACATTGAGGGCTTCACCGAAGTGGGCGAGTCGCAGTTAGGGGCGTACCCACCTATTGATTTCAAGCGGCTCGTATGACTGACGCTGAAATTCAAGCCTTATTTCCTGACCATAGATATTCTTATGCGTTGCCTAAATCGTGGTCACTGGAATGCGCTCGCAAGGGTTTCGATGTGACCGGTCATTTTGTTTGGCTTTTCGACGATCCCGTTGGTAGACCAGCGCCCATCACAGAGCAAGGCGAAGTGATGCTTAGTAAACTTTGTCGAGATTTGAAATATGTCCAGCAAATCCGAGACCGCACTTTGAAGTGACAATAGCCGCCCACGGGCGGCTTTTTCATGCCTGTAGAAATTTTTAAAAAAACTGTTGTCCTGCACGGCCCCGTATGCGATAGTGGCTGTGCGGTAATCCTGCCGCGCTTGCTTTGGAGAGCAATTATGCAAAATTCAATTGAAAACTCAGACCAGACCCTGACCCGTTTGCTTCAACAGGTACAGGACCAAGCCGCCAGATCGCAGGACTTTCTGGCCCCGACGAATCAGCTTCAGCTTGTGACCGGCGATAAGGGTGACGGTAGTAAAGTCAGTCAGATCATCATGGAGCAGACGGGGGGTGCACCCACCCAAATTCTGGCCGCCAATGATGTGGCGTTTGATCAGATCAGCCAGCGGGCCGGTATCGATGTCCGGACTGCCCGCCGCCTTCAGCAGGATTACTCCACTGAATTTGATGGCTTGATCAATGCCATCTGGCAAAAGGAACCGGCGGTGCGAATGATCCGCTCATTCCAGCACACTGAGAGGGCAGGCACGGCTCGAGCCTTTGTCAGTGATAAGTTCAAAACTTTTGACAATGTACACCTGTTGAATTCGGCCCTGCCCGAGCTAATGGAAAGTGACGCGCAGTGGCAAGTGGTAAACGGCACTGTGACTGATAAGCGCCTGTACCTCCGATTGAAATCAGCGGCTATTACCGGTGAGGGCGCGGCGGTGGGCGACATCATGGCGCTTGGCATTGGCATGAGTAACAGCGAAGTCGGGTGCGGTAGCGTCAACGTGTACCAAATGCACTGGACGCTGGCCTGCTTAAATGGATTGCAGACCGAAAAGCGCACCCGCAAGTCTCACATTACGGGCGCTCGAGGCGATGCTGATACGTGGGGCCTGCTCACTGACGAAGCAAAGGATGCGGACAATCACGCATTGGCGCTTCAGATGCGGGACGTTACCGCGGCATATGCCAGCCGTGAGTCATTTGACGAAGTGCTGGAAAAGATGAAAACCGCGCACGATGACAAAGTCGAAGGTTCGCCGCAGTCCGCCGTCGAGGCCATGGGCAAAGTGCTGGCGCTGACCAAAAAGGATACCGCCAGTTTGATGGACGGCTTGCTGGCCACTATCGGTCAGTCCGGATATGCCGGTCAGCCGGTTACCCGTGCCACAATGGTAAACGCGGTGACGGCGGTAGCGCATACCGCGGACGCGGACAGTGTGGACGATTGGCAAAAGCTTGGCGGGCGCGTGTTGGATCTGCCCCGCTCCGATTGGCAACGTGTGGCCATGGCGGCTTAAAGTGGCCGCTTATCGCGTGGAAGTAGTGCAAACCAGTGTTTTCTATTTTGAGGCAGATAATCCCGAGCAAGCGCGCCAGATCGCTACTGAGGATTTTATCTGGGATGAGGATCAGGAGGCCCCCAACAGCTACGGCGTCCACTTCAACATTTTTGAAATAGAAGACTGATTTAACACGCCAAAGTGTGCCCCGCCTCGGCGGGGCTTTTTTTTGCCCGCGGGATATGCGATAGTCCGACTGCCGCGATGTTGCGGCGAAGCTTTGGAGAATAGAATTATGGCAACCATTACTTTGCGAATTGAAAGTCTTGATATTGAAGCGGAAGAAATTTCGCTGATGTCTTGGGAAGCTCCCGAAATATTGGAAGCAAGCGGGATCACTCCGGAAGACTTGCACGGCGAATGGACCGCGCTGGACCTTTACATCCGAGACGATTGCGTAACGGATCTTAATTTTGAGCGCGTCGTTAACTGGATCGTCGAGGGCGATGTAACAGACACTGAATTGCGGGACCTGTCTTATCGTATGGTCCTCGAATTGCAAGCTCGTTTAGAGAGCATTCGCGGGAGCGGGGACCGGTTACGAGAAACCATCAGCCAGCAGGCGGAGCGCATTTACGAGTTACAACGCGCCTCCGAAATTGATAGCAGTGATAAGCCTGCCGCGATAGCGTAGGCAATTCTGCCCCAGTAGCCCGCCTCGAGCGGGCTTTTTTTTGTCTGCTGTATGCGATAGCCTAAGCGGGCCGCGATTGGCGGCGACTTTGGAGAATACAAAAATGCAACTATTAGATACTCGGGGCGCGAACCCCAAATTGAAAAAAACGGGCAAGGCGGCCCCGTTCCGCTACGCGGGGTTATCGCTTTATCCGGACAACATACTTTGCGCGGGAGCTAAGGCGGCGGGATGTATGGATTGGTGCTTAGTAAATGAGGGCCGCGGGCGGTTCGATAACGTGCGAGAGGCGCGTCAGCGGAAGGCCGCATACTTGCATAATGATCGGGCGGGGTTTCTTGAGCAATTGCACCGAGAGCTAACAAACTTCACAAAGCTTTGTGAGCGCACCGGCGAGCGTGGCGCGGTCCGGCTTAATGTTGTTTCCGATGTTAAATGGGAACGGTACGGGATACCGCAAGCGCATCCCGAGCTTTTATTTGTGGACTATTCAAAGCAAGCGGCGAGACTTGGAAAAACCCCCGAGAACTACAAGCTAATTTTCAGCTATAGCGGGCGGCCCGAGTACCGAAACCAAAACCGGCGGGCTTTCCAAACCGACGCCCCCGTGGCGGTAGTTTTTCGGGGCGGGTTTCCGCGGATGTTCCGCGGGCGGCCCGTGATCGATGGTGACCGCGACGATATCGCAAATGCTTTCGCTACTGGTCAGATAGTCGGGTTAACCCCGAAAGGATCAGCCCGTCACGATCGGTCCGGCTTTGTAGTAGATAACCCCGATTTGATAGGGGCCGCGTCATGACTCGGGAGTATGACGAAAAAGATTATGACCCCGAAAACGTTTTCGATAGGTTCCCCATGGTTCCCCGAAAAGATAACCCGAGCCCCGATGAATTAGAAAAAGCCGTACGGGTTTATATAGATCACGTAAAACGTCAGTCCCCCATTGTCAGCACGTCTCATTTCACCTACGGGGGAATGATGAAGCGTTACGGGTACGCTTTCCAAATTGCGTTAGATGCATATTTTGATAGCTTGCCCCCGCCCACCATAGTGGTGGGAACCGACTAAAACCAAGCCCCGCCTCGAGCGGGGTTTTTTTTATCTGCCGGATATGCGAAAGTATGCGCTGCCGTAATGTTGCGGCGACTTTGGAGAATAGAACCATGGCAAAAGCTTGGAGGAAAAAAGGGAAGCGGGCGCGGCAGGAGCGCGCCCTTGCGCGACTGTTAGCAAAGCCCACGCATACCGGTCGGGATGTGGTGGATATTGCTAATCTGAAAAAGTGTCTCGGGGTTGCATGATGCGGTGCGAAAACAAAGTAGCGCAGACGTATTACCGAGACGGGGAGTTTATGCCGCGCACGATCGAACTGCGGTGCGGCTCTACATCCGTTTATGGGGGCACACTGGTCTGTGAAGACTGCCAGACTAAGCACTATGACGGTTGGCCGGACCGATGCCCTCACGGGGTGCTGATCCAACCGTGGGATGGCTATTGTCCCGCATGTGAGCTTGGGGTGTAACAACCCCCACCGACTAACCCCGCCTCGAGCGGGGTTTTTTTTGTCCGCGGCATATGCGACACTGGCCCTGCCGTAATGTTGCGGCAAATCTTTGGAGACTAGAACTATGTCAATACGTGTTGATTTGAGCCAAGACCAAGAGGTAGAAGTCACTGCGACTTTTGAAGTGTGCGATGAAGTCCCTGATTATGTTAGGGCCGACAATGCAGAAGATATTTTGGAATTAATGACTGATAGCAATATCACCATGGCCGAAGTTATCGAGGCCGCTGTATTAAATGGAATTGATGTGCCCGAAGCGCATGCTGTGGACTATCAAAAAGTGAAGACGTTTTTGGAAAGCGGGGGTCCTGACACTGGGGCCGAGTTCATTACGCTGATCCGATCGTTAATAGACGGCTTGACCGCTCATATCCAATATATTGAGCGGGCCAATATTCAAATGCGCGACACAATAGACACAATGTCCGCGGCTGATCAAAAAACCGCTTGAGCAATTCCGGCTATTACCTACCCCGCCTCGAGCGGGGTTTTTTTTGTCCAGCGTTTATCGCATACTAGGCGGGCCGTAATGTTGCGGCGAATCTTTGGAGACTGAAATGGATAAACCAGAACTGACGCCAAAAGAGATGGCGATGGACCACATACTGGGGGGAGCTATCGAGCGGATTAGAGAACTGGAGGCCGATTTTTATCCGGTTTACTCTGGTGCTCCGTCTCTCGAGTATCCGCGGGGCGAACCACTAAGCCCCCCAAGTTACGATCGCAAGGTGATTAAACAAATGAAAAAGATTGCCAACGGTATGGCCCGAGATCTGGGGGCGGATGATCCATTTGATTAAGTAAGCGATCCGATCCAGACCCCGCCTCGGCGGGGTTTTTTTTGCCCGCGGTATATGCGATAGTTTGACGGTCGCAATGTCGCGGCGAATCTTTGGAGAATAGAACCATGGAAATTTCAGCAGATCAGCCTTTACACTCTGAGTACTTTGAGACACTCGATAGCCTACGGGATTCTGGCCGTATCAATATGTTTGGCGCGCCCCAGTGGCTCGAAGAGAATTTCGATTTGGACCGTAGTACAGCTAAGGCGGTATTTATAGCGTGGACCGAATCATTCTCAAATAGGGACAGATGACGCAAGCGATCCGATCCAGACCCCGCCCTCAAGGCGGGGTTTTTTTTGTTCGCCGTTTATCGCATACTAGGCGGGCCGCAATGTCGCGGTGACACTTTGGAGACCGACACTATGTCGAATAACTTTCAAAACGAACTCGAGACGGTAGGCGTAGCGAAGACCCGCGTGTGGGAACTGGCCGCGGCCGCTGATCGAATCCACACCGCGGTGTGCGCGCTGGACATCCAGAACCGTAAGGTGCTGGCAAAGCATTACCCCGCCTTCCTGCAAGTCGCGGAGGAGTTTGCCAAGTTTGATGACACTCTACTCGCTGAGATGGGCGTGAAGTTCAAGCGCGCCAAAGGCGGCAAGTCATGATCCGGATTGCATCGATTGATCAAATACACGCCGATATGATCGTCTGGGTCTGTGTCAAACGTCTATGCGACTTCAAGCCGATTGATGGTGGGGAGTACGTGGTTCAGAAGACGCGTAATGCACAGCCGCTGATTTACCGAGCCGTTAACCGTAGGCTGAAGCCCACGGGGGATACGCTAGCGCGGTGGGGGTTCTTTGATGGCCCCGAAGATGTGATACGCGTACCCGTTCGCCGTTAACCAGTAGCGGCCCCCACTGGACCCCGCCCTCGAGGC